CTATTATCATCATCTTCATAATAAGGGTCTATAATAGTTACAGGCGCATTAAATATATTTTTATCATCTAATCCTAATTTATCTGCATAACTATCCATTATTTTAAATGAAGCTACTTGTAATGCATGACTTATTAATCCACTAGCTGCATCTTTTAATACTTGATAACCTGATACATGAGTATGTCCACAAGTAAGTATATGGTCTTTCCATCCCATTTGAGCAGCTTTTGCTACTCCATGAGCAGTATTCCACATACTATTTCCTTTAAAAACGTGCCGAGCATTTACTCTAATTTCTTTTCCATTAGGAAAAATAAGATTTAATCTTGCTCCCCATTGTTCATACACTCCACTATGTTGTCTCATAATAAATTCTAAAGGGTCTCCATCTCCACTCCATACATCATGATTACCTGCTACTAAGTATAACCAATCTACTTGATTAACAAAATGTTCTGTAAGTCTCCACGATTCTTTTGCAGATGTTGATTGTTGTCCGTACAATGCCTGTAATCTACCTATCCAATTGTTTTGAATATCTCCAAGATTACCACCAAACAATCCATCTGTTTTATTTACAAGATTACACAGACTATATATTTCTGCTAAGTTTGTACCATCGTCATCTACATGAGGGTCACCAAAGTGTAGTATACCTATAGGTCCCATTTGATTAATTTTAATATTAATTAAATTTCTAGATTTTTTAGATGATAGTTTTTGATTGTATTGTTTGTTTCTGTGTGCAATAATTTCTTCTATAGGAACAAATTCTACTTCTTTTGTTTCTGCTTCAAAGGGAGACTTAACAACAATTGTTGGGTGCATTTGTTTTTTACCACAAGCAAGGCATTGCCATCTTTGTGTTTTTTGACCATTTGCTTTGTATTCCCATCCATCCTTTTTTATATCTCTTGCTCCACAATAACTACATCCTACTATATTACCATCTGCATCTTTCTTAGACATATTATACCTCTTCTATTTTATTTGTTTCTACTAATTCTTTTTTTCTACCTGCTATTTGTACGTCTTCAGAACCAAATCCTTGAAACATTCCTACTATACCAGTCTCTATTTGTTTAACATTAGTTCCAGATGTACCTACTATCTTTCCTAATTCTTTAGTGGATTGCAGTATTATATTATCATCTTCACTATAATCAGCAAGATGTTTTAATTTTTCTAATATATACTCGTGGTCTATACCTAATCCTTTTGCAACGTCTAATACGGACTTTTCTATTTCTTTCATAACTCTTTCCTGTTTAAGTAATACAGCTGCTTTTTTACCAGCTTTGTTTTTTGACATTTCATTGTATGCTTTTTGATATGCTTTTACTGCTCCCATACCTACAACAACATTCGTAGCAAATTGTTTTTCTTTATTTGTTACTTTAGTACGTTCTTTTACTCGTTTACTTGTATCTTTAATTGTTTTACTAAATGTATACCTATTAGGATGTTGTGAAAAATCAGTATCCATTTTAACTGTGTGTCTATTTAAAAAACTACCAACAATAGTTCTTACCCATCCATTAGCGTATTTATAGTTTTTTCTGTCGCCTGGATGATTAACATTTTTACTTACTTTTAATAATTGAACAATTCTACCATCATCAGACTTTACCCAATCTCCTTGATTACCAGTCCTCCAATCATCGTGTAATTCTTCACTAGGGCAACTTTTTTTAAATTCCTCATATGTATCATATACATAGTGAGGCACTCCTTTAATCGTTTGCGTCTCCAAAGATATCTCCTATATTTACTTGATGTCCATTTTTTTCTAATCTTTCAACAAGCCTATTTATTAAATCATTTACCTCTTCAGGTATCATAAATACTTTATCGTTTATTTCTATTGGAAAATAAGATTGAGACATTGTACGAAGAATGTCTTCTTGCTCATCTAAGGTTAGTTTACTTAATTCTTTGTATTCTTGAGCCATTATATTTTATCTTTCTACTACACATTATATTAATCCTTTACCCAACCACCGCCCAGAATCTAATACATAAGTCAAACCAAAGTCAAGCGATGACCAAGTTGTTACCCAAAAAAATTATAGGATTTTGAAATACATCCTTTATACCACTATATACCCCCTATAAGGGGGATTTCGCAAAGCGATTTTTTGTTATAATTGATTTATAATAATAATTTTAATTGATAATATAATAACTAATAGGAGATAACATGGTTAAGATTACACAACAATGGTTACAGGAGCAGTACGATTCGTTACTAGTAGAGTTCTATAATGATTCTAAGAAGGCACCGATGAGGGGTAAGTACAATCGTCTAACCGGCAGTTACGCGCAGACTAAGAATGATATAATGAAGGCTTGTGTAGCTAACATTAAGTCACTTAACATGCTAGCTGAGTCAAAAGGATTGAAAGCTGTTCATGACTTTGAAGAAGAAATAGCCACCATTCCAGGAAAGGCAAAATAATAATTAGGGGATTAATTTCCCCTTTTTATTACATAGCAACAGCCCAACACTACTGCTAATAAAGTAATATATGTTATAATCACAGGGATATAGTCTCAATTATAACGCCTAGAGTGTTTATTACTATATATATACTACTTTTTGCATCACTTGGGCATACACTTTAAGATTTAAATAATTGCAAGAATCCATAGGTAATAAGCATCATAGAAGGTGGCGAAGACCTATATGTGTGAGTAACTAGGAACTCGTAGCGAAACCCGCTGCTCCTATATCGACAACACGAGAGTTAACATCGTGCTAATTGCGAGGTAGGGATTAACACAGGTTCTTGCATAAATTTTTCACAATAAACCACATAATAAAAGGAGGAACTATATGTTCACAATAAAAGACTTTGAAACAATGATACCTGATAAGATAGTTGGTGTCGATATGCATAACAAGAATACAGTTATATTTATAACTAATGGTAAGATAAAGATAATGCACAAAAGGAGTAAGCATGGGATTACACAATCTAGAGTTTGATTCTCCAAAGCATCCTATCGAGCATAAGATAATGTTATTACTTGGTGTACAAGGATATAAACATAAAGACTTGCGCTTTAAAGATTGTTCTGATGGTAGAATCCTACAGCATGGATATTGGAACAGTATTGAATGGGATGATATAATGTACATTCAAGACAACTGTGATGTAAGGTTTGAAATAGTAAATTGGGAAGATGAAGATACAGGATTTCTTACAGGATATAAGATGCATTATACAAGTTAATCTATTGGGATGGCCACCAAGAAATTAACGCAAGTGTTTTTGGCAGTGATACACTTTAAAACGAAAACTGTCATTTCTTTTATTGAGGGACTGACTGAAATATGAAATTATTATTTTTTACGGCAGTGTAAATAATAATGGATAGTAGGAGGTCCCTTAATATTTAACTAGAGAACATAGTAGGTTGTAGCCGTAATGAAGATATCGCCCTACATATTGTTACTCTAACAAGGTTTACTCTGTACCTTGTGAACAAACAAACAGAGCATATGGTGTACAATATGATGTTAAATGGTTGCAGAACCTCTGCTAACATCATTTGGGGTGGATAAAAACAACGTCATGTTTGTAGGACTCCGCAGTTCACACATTCACCCCATAAATTTTATTGAGGGTTGTGTTTTATAAACTTTAAGGGTTTTAAAGCAGTAATTAGATATCCATTTATAAAGGACTTAAGTCATCTGATTGCATAATAATCAACCCTCTTAATTTTAAATAATAATAAGGAGAGATAATGTCATACGAAGTAACAAAAGAAGAGTTTAAAGAATATAAGAAGATACAAGCAGAAGGTAAGTATAATATGCTTAGTCCTGAAGCAATGAAAATGTCTACACTAGACAAGAACAAGTGGTATCAATGTATAAAAAACTACAATAAACTAAACGCTAAATACTCATAAAGGAGAATAATATGTACTATAACACAACTAATGAAACTGGTAATGATTTAAAAGAATCACATAAGAAAACTAAATCACAACAAGAAAGAATACTTGAGATATTCAAGACAAGTAAATCAGCATCACCATCACAAGTAATGTTAGCATTGCCTGTTGGTACATTAATTACATCTGTACGTAGGTCTATAACAGACTTAACTAAACAAGGACATCTAGAGAAAACACCTGAAAAGAGAAAAGGTCTTTATGGTAAACCAGAATATATCTGGAGACTTCACGCTTTGCAATTCATGAATAATAACAGTTAGGAGAAAGTATGAATAAAGATAAAATATGTAAGATACTCGGAGACATGACTGCATTTGTAAGTTTGCAGCTACTTGCAGCTCATGGATTTAATGAGAATAAAGCAAAACCTGATAAAATTGTTTTCTCTGTAATGATGATGAGATTATCAAAAGAGTTAAATCTTACAAAAGAAGAAGTAGTAGGAGTTACTACTTATGCACAAAACTATATTAATAGAAGAATAGATGGGAAAGAAGAGGAAGAGTAATGGAAATACAAATAGAAGACTTACTTGATAAACTTAAAACTCAAGCAGAAGAACTAGACAATAGATACAAAGCAATGATTGATATATGCAATGATATTGAAAAAGTTGCTGATGGTATTCAATATGATGTACACAAACTAAATAAGGAGTTAGATAATGGGAGCATTTGAACAAACAGACTACGCAATAGGTAGATTTAAAAACGCAGGAGAAGCATATAATAAATTAGTAGAAGAAGCACATTATGAATATGGACACGATGGATATAATGGCACAAT